CTTCCAGTCCTAAAGGCGCTCTCTAAAAGGAATGGGTGGAGTGAGCGAGAAATCACTATCAATGTCCCAGCACAAACAGTCAGGCGTGTTTCCAGAAAAGGAACAGTAGAAGTGGAATGGCCAGCTCATCAAAGAACACGGATAGTGAAAAGCAAACGATGGGAAAAAGAATGGTTGAAAATCTGCTCTCTCTACGCTCAATCCGAATCCCTTGAAGGAGTTGAAAAATATATTGAAGAATTGATTAAATAAATATGCGCTGGAACGGTTAATTATCGAGTTGAAAAATGTATAAATATGGACCAAAAAAGAAAAGACCAACTCATACAAAGGATAAACGATAGATTTGAAAAAGAGGAGTGGTTTGAAGAATGCGATGAGTGGAAACTCATCATAGTCGGGAGTAAATACAGCAATAAAGTAAAGATACAAGTATTCAAGGAAGAGTAATTTTTATAAAGAGTTGACAATAAAAAGTTAGTGTGCTAGTATAGAAGCAACAATCAGGTTGAAATATACTAAAAGCTATACATTCAAAAGCTCTGACCCAAAAGGTCTTGGCTTTTTTTGTTTTCTGACGGCGACTTTGGTCAAATCCAATCGACGGCATTATAGGTAAGAGTCACTTAGCACAAACATCCTCCTCTTGGTTACGACCATTAGAAAGGCAGCGAAAGCACTCACCCGTCGCCGCTAGGAAATAAAGGCTTAGATAAATGAAAATAATAACTTTGATACAGAAATGCAAGGAGGAGTAATAGCACCAGATAGAAAGCTCGGAGCAGAAGTAAGAAGGCTAACACTGAAAAAGATTAAGGCCATTCTTGAAAGCGACAAAGACCCTGATTTTCAGAAAGCAGTCATTCTCAAATTAGCAAGCACTGTTCTACCAAGAATCAATGAACATGATGGTGGCCTAGATGAAAAAGGAAAAGTAGTACCAATTCTCGTAAAGTTCATAGATGGAAGCGAACAAAACAATAGAGATTCCAGTTGAGTATAAGAGGCTATTTGATAGAGACTGGCGAGAATCGGCTATTTACGGAGGACGATATTCGCTCAAGTCTCACACTGTAGCCAGATTTTTACTGATACGGGCAAGGCAAGAAAAGACACGAGTAGCCTGTTTCCGAGAGTTCCAGAACTCTATCGCAGAATCATCTCACCAGCTCCTGAAAGATTTAATAATAAAATACGGACTAAAGGAGTTTGAGGTAACAAATAACTCAATACTCAACAAACTGAACGGATCAGATTTTCTTTTCAAAGGGCTGTACCAGAACGAGCAAAGCATCAAGTCAATCGAAGGTATCGACATAGCATGGGTAGAAGAAGCTCAGACGGTATCAAAAGAAAGCCTCGAAATACTCACGCCAACGATTAGAAAGCCAGGTTCACAGATTATCTATACCTACAACAGATTATTTGAAGACGACCCAGTACATCAGAGGCTTGTAACAGAAGGAAGACCGAACACGCTCATTATAAATGCAAATTACGATATAGCTGAAAAGTATGGATGGCTTCCAAAAGTAATCAAGGATGAAATAGAGGACGACAAAGAGAAGCGTCTGGCACTCTATAGGCACAAATGGCTCGGAGAACCGAATAGCCTCGAAAGGAAGATATATAAGGATTGGGCGCTAATTGACAACATCCCTCACGAAGCAAGACTTTACCGATATGGACTCGACTTTGGATACAGTATAGACCCGACAGTAATTGTTGCGATTTACGAATACAATGGAGGATTCATTTTAGACGAAGTAACGTATCAAAAAGAATTGAGTAACAAGTCGATTGCGGATATTTTTAACAATAGAGACAAAGCATTAGTAATAGCTGACAGTTCTGAACCAAAGAGCATTGATGAAATACGAAGTTACGGCGTGAATATTATCGGTTCAACAAAGGGGCAAGGTAGTGTATGGCAGGGAATACAGTTTGTCCAACAGCAGAAGATAAGCCTGACTAAGAGAAGCGAAAAAACACTCAAGGCATACATGAATTATCTCCTGATGATAGATAGGAACGGAACGACAATAAACGAACCTGATGACAAAGTACACGAATGGAGCAACCCAATGGACGCTATACGATATGGATTTAACGGAGCAAGAATAAAACAAGACGCTAAGCCAGACCCAATCTACGATACTTACCTTACACATTACATAGACAACTGATATGGAAACCAAGCGTAAACCAAGACCAATCCAATAGATATGGACGAAGAACTAAAACCATCGGAAGCGCCAGAAACTGCTCCTGAACAGGCTCCTGTAGATGAGAAGGCCATCATTGACCAACTCTTCAAGGAAAAGCAGAATTACGAGCAGTCTACTACCAATCAGAGGGCTGTCATTCAAGAGATTTACCAAGCATACGTTGGTGAGCTTCCTGACGTAAAGGATAGAAGCAAGAGCCAGGAGAAAATCACGAAACTTCGTACCGAGACGAATTACATTGTCCCTTCTATCTTTTCAGGACAGCCAGAACTCGAAGCCGACCATGTAGGGGAAGAAGACCAAGATCTCGCCAACGTCGCCGAGGAAATCGTCAATCATCGTTTGAAGACCATACCGCAAGCCTACGAGCGCATTGAGGCATGGGTGAAGCAATCCTGTGTATTCGGGACTTCTTTGATGAATGTCTCATGGCGCTTTGAAACCAAGAAGAAGCAGGCTACTGGTCCAGCTGGTCAGCCATACGAATACCTCGAACCAACAAAGGACGAACCATGTCTCCATGTCCCGAACCTCCTTGATTGTTTCTATAACCCAATCATCCCAGAAGTGGAGAGCCAGTCTTCACTGATTTTCCGTTCCGTGCTCTCGGTAGAGGATGTGAAGAAGAACGAACCTTATGGCTTTACAGATGTTAACGGACAGTTGAACCGCGAGAAGGTAGAAGGGAAGGGAACCATGCAACGGAATCAGTATGACTCTACTCAGCAGGTAACAGGCGACAAGATTGACCTCACGAAGGCATCTCAAGGAACGGTAGAGATTTACGAACGAATTACTTGTGACCGGATTCAGACTGTATGCGACGGAAAGGAACGCTTAGTATTGCGTGATGTTCCAAACCCTTACTACGAGATTACTTCCGTAAAACTCACTCACGAACCATCGGCCATTCCTGATCGCTTTGAGGGCTATGGTGTCGGACACAACACCATTGGACTTGGACGGCTCTATCAGAAAATGCAGAATCGCACTCTTGACTCAGTGGCTCTCACGAATAACCCATTCTTCATCGTGGATAAAGGGGCAGGAATCGATAAGCGCCAAGGAGTCGTGAAGGTTGGTGGATTTATGGAAGTAGACGGGGCAGGGCAGGACATCCGTACTAAAGTCCAGGCTATCCAGTTCCCCGACATCATGTCCGGCGCGGTTATGATGATGAACAAGATTGAGGATGAACACAAACGAGCTTCCGGTGCCAACGACCTCATGCAAGGAGCCGCTTCTAACAAAACTCTTGGACAAGACCAGCTTGCATCTACATACTCATCGAACCGTTTTGACCTCATAAATCGTCGTTTCAAGCAGGCTCTCGCAGACGTAGGCATGATGCTCTTCAAAATGGAAGTCGAGAACATCCAGTCCATTGACTCTCCAATCCTCAAACTCTTCCCACTCGAAGCCGAAGTCGGTCCAACAGGGAAAATCCGCTACTCACGGGAAACAGTCTATCAAATGCTTATCAACGCGCGAGAGAACGGCTTTGAGTTTGACCTTCGCATTAAGGGAGACACTAATGTTTCTAGGAATAAAGACTTAACGCTTAAACAGTTTTCTGAATGGTATCAGATTTTTGGAGCAATCCTTCCACCGCAGAATCAGTTAGCTGCCGCCAAGAAATGGCTTGAACTACGAGGAATCGACGAAATCGACAAACTCGTCCCTGACGCAGAAGAAATGCAAGCCATGATGCAACCTCAGATGCCACCACAAGGAGAAATGACTGCTACTCAACCAATGCAACCAATGGCATGAAACCACAAGAAAAACTCGACCACCTCTTCATCCTAAAAGCTCAGATAGAATCTTTCCCTTTTCAGGAGTTTCTTGTGAAGCCTATGAAAGAAGAGATGGAAAAACTGAGGAACGCCTATGATTGTGAGTCACTCCGAGAACTCGCCACCACGAAAGGAAAGAAACAGGGCCTCCTTTTCCTCCTCAATACCCTCAAGAATATCGACATGGACATTAAAAACTTGAAACACGAGATAGAAAACTCATAGAGAGCCTTCGGGCTTTCCATTGAGTGTTTTATCGCAAGATAGGTCGGACATTCACATCCACGATATAAATTGACTTGGATGTAAAGAATCAATCGACAAATAATATGGATACTAGTGAAACAAACGCAGAACCCGTTGGAGAAGCAGGCGCTACTGCTTCACCGGATACTTCCGCTCAAGTAACTACCCAGACTGATGCCCCTACCGAGTCCGTTAGCGACGGAACTGAAGGACAAGTATCAGGAGAAGCACCTTTGCTTGCAGGGAAATACAAGAGTCAAGAAGAACTGGTTAAAGCCTATACCGAACTTGAAGGGAAACTCGGAAGCCTCGGCCAAAAAGCCGCAGTCGCCGACCTCATTCAACAGAAGTTTAACGTCACACCAGAACAGCTCAAGGCTCAAATAGAGCAACAGGAACTCGCTGAAAAACGAGAACGCTACGCCCAGAACCCTCTCGCACCAGTCCTCGACGAAGTGCAGGAACTCAGGGAATGGAAACAGCAACAAGAGCAAGAAAAGGCTCTTATGGCTACCCAGAAAGAAGTGGACTCGTTCATTAAAGCGAACCCTGGCTACGAAGCTCACAAGGATAAATTGATGAAACTCACGCTCACTCCTGGAATCGGGTTTGACCCGCAGACAGGACAAGAGACTGACATTTCAGAGATTGCCAGTGAATACTTTGGAGCCGCTCGCGCCCAAGGGCAACAGGATGCTTACAAAAAGATTGAAACGAAAGTAAGCACACAGGCAACAGGAGCCAGTCGCGCACCCGCAAGGGGCAAGCCGACTCTTGAGGAATTACGGTCAATGACATACGAGGAACGCCTAGCGGTTCTCCCTCACGGACCAAACTCCTAGCCTGTTAAAAAGTTATGGGTGATGTACTCACTAGCACCTCAGCTCCCTCACAAGAAATGCAGATTCATTACGATTCTACCTTCCTTGAGACCGCTGATCTGGTGCGCAAGTACAGCCTCATCGCAGAACAGAAGACCATCCCGAAGAACGGTGGTATCACTGTCCAGTTCGTGCGTACAACCCACTTCCCAGTCGTGACTGCTGCCGCTACTGAAGGCGTGAACCCAACAGCCGTTGGATTCTCTGCCTCAAATGTGACCGCTACCGTGGCTGAGTGGACATACGCAACGAAGATTACTTCGCTTTTTGAACTCTCTACGATAGACGCAGGTCTGACGCAGAAGTCGAAAGAGCTTGGTTACCACGCTGGACTCACGCTTGATACCGAACTTCGCCGGGTGATTATCGCCGGTGCAACGGCTCAGTATGCTGGTGGAAAATCCAACATCACTGACGTGAACTCAAGTGATACCTTCTCTGCGACTGAATTGAGAAAAGGTGCTCAAACACTCTTTGAAAATGCCGCTCCTACATTTGAGAACGGTATGTACCGTGCGATTGTTACCCCTACTGGTCAGTACCAGCTTAACAGTGGAGGCTGGCTTCACAGTAATGTGATGAAAATAATCCCATTAAATTGCAGGAAACTCCTTGAGATAATAAGGACAATCTGCAGCGAAATCCGAAAGGAGACGTTCAACGACTATAATATGGCTCCCGCTCTGGGATGAAGGAATAGTCTGAACTGCGGCTATATATGAAACCGCAGAGTCTAGCAGAAATGATTAGACCGTTCATTGACAAGTATCTAAAAACAATTATGAGTTTCAAGAATTTGTTTGTGAGGAGCTAAAAAGACTCAAAAGATACAAGTCAGAATAGTAACAAAATTGCCAGGGTGACAGCACAATCGGTAACTGGGTGAACGTCAACATTTACAACGACGGCAAGAACGCCGAACTTGTGAAGAAGGGCGTTATTGGGCGGTTGATGGGATTTGATGTTGTTCCTACGAACAACGGATACTCGTCCGCAACGGTTGGTCTTGGCGCTACTAACACTGGTTACTGGGAAATTCTCGCCGGTAAAGGTGCAGTCGCCGAAGTATCTATCGCTGGTCAGGGTGGGGATTACCTCATCATCAAGAAGGCAAACGAATATGACACAAGCAACCCATCCAATATGTTTGGGACAATGGCTTGGAAAGTCAACGCGTATGCCGCTGTCGTTCTCAACTCAAGCTGGGTTCTAAAGGTGATTCACCGCTAGCCCTAGTAGGTTGTTTCGGGGGAGTACTTGAAACCTCCCCTGAATCAAGGAAATAACCAAATTAAAAACCCTATGAAAACATTGAAACCATTAGGAGACAGAGTGCTCCTTAAAATTAAGCTTGTCGAAGAACGAAACGCTCAAGGAGAGAAGTTCATGGACCTGTCCCGTGAAGCAAAGGTTCTCGAATCAAATAGCCCTCTTATTAAGAAGGGTGATGTCGTCTACTACAATCCTCGTGGATGTATTCAGGTAGAAGCCATGAAGACTAAAAAAGACGTTGTTCTTATCATTGACGCTCACGATGTCTACGGAATCGTAAAGTAATATGGACTACTCCAAAAAGTTTGAGGAGTACGTTAGTCGCTTTGGGTTCAAGATTTATAAAGTAGCCTACCGTCCTGACCTCCTCGCAGTGAAATACATGAACCAGTATCTCTTCGCTATCCCAAAGAAGATGTACGGTCGGAAACACCCAATGCACCGAGACATGACCGGGCTAGAACACCCGGACTATTACGAGTGCGAACAGTGGGCGAACGCCTGGAACAGTAAAGTGAAACGCACCGACTTCCTAAAAGAAGCCTTGGAGATAGAAAGGGAAAGACTATGCCTGTAAACAAATACCGAGTCTTCGGTGCGGTGAACGACTGGGCGAGACCAGGGTGTGAAGGGAATTACGGGGCAATCGGCTGGTATCGGATTATCAATCCGATTGAAAAGATTGGTGGAGAAGTCGTGAAGAAGGAATACCGTATCGGGACACTCCAACATGCTCTTGACCTCAAAAAGAAAGCTGATATTTGGATGTTTAGTCCGATGGCCGATAACGAAGCCATTACTCTTACAAGAGCCAATGCTAAGTTCACCGGAGCAAAACTCATCATGGACTTGGACGACGACCCATTCAATGTTGATAAGGGACACCCAAATTACGCCTATCACAAGGCTCACGAGGAATCCATGAAGTTTCAGATTACTCACAGTGACGCAGTGATCGTGACAACTGAACCGCTCAAGAAAGCTCTCTCAAAATACAATGACCGAATCTTTGTCATTCCGAACGCTATTGATAAGAAGCTCTGGACTATTCCTGCTCATTTGAAACAGGGGAAAAGGAAAGACGGACGAATCAGACTAGGTTGGATTGGCTCTGGCTCTCACATGGCCGATAGAATCGTTGTCGAGAAGGCTATTAAGCAAATCATGGAGAAATATCCTCAGGTGGACTTCTACCATGCTGGCATGTGTCTCGTTGAAGGCTCAGAAAATCGTGAGTTCTCATTCCGTGGGACAAAGGGCTACGCAGACTATCCACGGTTTCTCATGGGACTGGACTTGGACATAGCTATTGCCCCTATAAAGGACACCCATTTCAATCAGTGCAAGTCGAATATCAAGTGGCTGGAACACTCCATGCTCAAAACGCCGATGGTACTCTCAGACGTTACGCCATATACCAGCTCAGTCACTCATGGTGTAGACGGGTTTCTGGCTAAGACGACTGAAGATTGGGTAAAGTATCTCTCTCTCCTTATTGAATCTGCTGAAAAGCGCAAGGAAATAGGAGAAAACGCCTATAACAAAGTCACGAAAGACTGGCTCATTGGTGGACAGCTTCACAAGTACGAGAAAGTGTTTCAACTCCTCTCGCCAAAGAACATCACGGTATACACGTCTGTAACAGGAAAGTTCGACAAGCTCATTGACCCGACCAAAACAAAGACGGCTCACTATGTCGCCTTTACTGACCAGAAGAGTGAAAAGTGGGAAAGACGGAAACCATACGGAGAGTTCCATGACAGACGGAGGAACAGCCGTATTCAGAAGCTTATGCCACATCTCTTCTTCGATACGGAGTATTCAATCTATCTCGATGGAAATATTGAGCTACTTGTAGAGCCTCAAGTGTTGATTGACGAGTTCTTGAAGGATAAAGACATAGCCGCTTTCAAGCATCCAGGTTGGAATGACATATACTCGGAAGCAGAAGCCATTGTGAGACTCGGTAAAGACACGAAGGAAAACATCATCCAACAGGTGCAAGAATACGCCAAACGAGGAACGAAAGAGGAAAGTGGACACTGTGAGTGTGGAGTTCTTATCCGTCGGCATACGCCAGAGGTAGCAAGAATGAACGAGAAATGGTGGGCGGAATACTGTCGCTTCGGAGTACGGGACCAGATGAGTTTCACTCAGGCGTTCCCAATCGAAAAAGTGAACCAGATAGAGCCATCGGTCCACAAGCACCCTTATTTCAAATATCACGCTCATGCTTAATATACTTTATTCCTACTTCGGACAGACGGAAATGGTAAAGAAGCAAGTCAAAGAATGGAAAAAGTACAGCGACCAAGTGAATCTCTGTTATGTCGATGACTGCGCTCAAGTACCGCTCGTGAAGCCAGAAGGAACGGAAGCCTATCGGATCACGACAGACATCAAGTGTAATCAAGGAGGGGCAAGGAATCTCGGAATGAGCAAATTGAAAGGCTGGGTGGTTATGCTCGACATGGACTACCTTCTTACCAGGCAGAATATTCAACGAATATTCAGTGAAAAGCTCGAAAAAGGTACGGTCTACTATCTAACACGGACTGGCGAACCGCTCTCATACACTATCTACCTTATCCATACGGACGACTTCAAGGACATCGGAGGGTATGACGAGGACTTCTCAGGCCATTACGGTTGGGAGGATTCAGAGTTCAATCATCGGGTAAAGGAAAGAAAGAATCGGGATGTTCTCGACATAAAGGTGAAATACTTTCCTGGAGAATCATCAGGTGGGTCGGACATACAAAGGAACAGGGACTTGCTCGACTGGAAGCTAATGATGAGAGACAAAGGCAAAAATTTACGCTTTAAGTGGAAAAAACTATGAAGAAATATAAAATCATTTCTCCTGACCCGCCCTGGAAAGTAAAGGCTGGACCACCGTGGTCCAGCTCAGGAAAGTCTCAAGACCTTGCATATCCAACGATGGAACTAGAAGAAATAATGAGTCTCCCAGTCAAAGAAATATCAGATAAAGACTCGCATTTGTACCTTTGGACAATAAACAAATACCTTGAGCAATCCTATGAAGTAGCTCGTCGGTGGGGGTTTAAGCCTTCTTGTGTCATTACCTGGTGCAAGAAGCCTCACGGTCTCGGTTTAGGGGGGGGCATTTGTACAGACAACTGAACACTTACTTTTTTGTAGAAGAGGAAAAATGCCAACAAACGAAAGAGTAGATACTACTTGGATAGAACATAAGAGACTTAGACATTCGCAAAAACCGCAGATATTTAGGGACTTGATATTAAAAGCAAGCGGCGACCTCCCAAGAATAGAACTTTTCGCCAGAGAAAAAACACCAGGCTGGGATGTATGGGGAAACGAAGTAGAAAGTGATATACAACTATGAAGAAACTATCAGTGCATATAGTGAATTACGAGGAACCTCGCTATAACGGCATTCTTTCCAAGTACGCCTACAAAATGAAGGAAGAATTAGAAAAAATGGGCGTAAAAGTGACCGTTTCCAACCAACCAGAGAAAGCGGACATAAACCACCACATCAATTATAGGAGCTATAAGCCAAGCGGAGGCATTGATACGCTCATGGTCACGCATATTACTACCGAGGATAAGATGGAAAGCATCAAAAGCGGGATGAAAACTGCAAAGTTAGGCATCTGCTTCTCGAAAGAAACCGAAGACCAGCTCAAAAAGGAAGGAATCAAGAAACTTACTACCATTTTACCAGCTCATGACGGCTATCAAAGGCAGGTAAAGCGCGTACTTATCTCAACAAACGTCTATCCAGACGGCTGTAAGCGCGAGTGGATGTTCTACGACCTCTTGAAAAGCCTCTCAAAAGAGGAATTGGAGCAGTTTCACTTCTACATTATCGGTTCAGGCTGGAATATGGACGGATTGAGTGCGAATATCTCCTACTTGGACAAATTCGACCGAGACCAGTACGAATATATGCTTAATGTTTGTAGCTACAGCCTGTATTTTGGTAAAGACGAAGGG